CAATGATGAAGATGTTCCTGAATATTTGCGTAGTTACATGGCACAACCAAAAGAAAATGAATGGGACACCGATAGTTTACACTTCATGCGTTGGGATTGGATTCTCGCTGAAATGATTTGGGCATTTGAACAAGAATTAAAAGATGATGATGAAGCACAATTCTTTGACCATTCTGAATGTGGAGACCTTAAAGATATTAAAGATTGGAATGAAAGAATATCAAAAGTTAAAGTTGACAATGAAGGTTTAGAAGCTCATCAAAAGAGAAAGGCAAACGGCTTTAGATTATTTGGTAAATATTATCAAAACCTTTGGGATTAAATAATGGTACAAAAAACATTTAGTATGGATCGTGATGTCAGCTCTTATGTCATGGTTTTTGAAGAATGGATTTCTAATGATGTGTGTAAACAAACCTGTGATGAGATTGAAAATGCTCCTTGGCAACAACACACATTTTACAATCCTGTGGATGGGTCTTATGATACACGAAGCGGTAGCCGTGAATTAGATATAGCATATGGTCGTGGCGTATCAACACAACCATATATTATGCAAAGAATACATGATGCCTATTCTGAATATTTAACACGATTACAATTGCCATGGTTCAATGGTTGGTCAGGTTTTAGTGAAGTGAGATTTAATCGTTATGAAGAAAGCCGTTTAATGGCAGAGCATTGTGACCATATTCATAGCATGTTTGATGGAGAACGCAAAGGCATTCCAACAATGACCTTCTTAGCAGCTCTCAATGATGAATATACGGGCGGAGAATTCGTAATGTGGGGAGATGAACACATACCAATGGCTAAAGGTTCTGCTATTGTATTTCCATCGTGTTTTCTTTATCCACATAGAGTTGATCCAGTAATAAACGGGATAAGATACTCATGCGTATCATGGTCATGGTAAAAAATTACTAAATAGATTATCGGCATCACACACAAAGCCGATAACACACATTAACACACAGGAGAATTATTATGTCAAATATGACACCTTTTGAAATACGGCTCGAGCTTTTAAAAATGGCGAGAGATATGCTTTCTGATGATTATTTCGGTAAGCGTGAAGCAATATCAAATCAATGGTCCACAGATTGTGAAACGGCCAAAATCAAAGGTGAGGAACCACCGAAACATCCAGGTTACCCACCATTCCCCTCCGAACAAGAAGTTATTAACAAAGCAGCGACTTTGAATAATTTCGTTTCTAACATAACCACAGATACAAAACCAACAAAAAAATCTGTTTGATGAGGGTTTAGACGGCCGGTTTTCTCGGCCGTTTAACACACACAAAGGAGAAATTTTGAAAAAAACTATTGTTTTATTTACAATGATACTGGTTGCGAGTATAACAGTAACAGCAGTAGCTTCAGTAAACAATTTGCGGTCTATGCCTTATAAAGCAAATTACAATATTATGAGCTCAGATGCCAAGAAACAGATTGAGTGTCTAGCAGAAAACATTTACTTTGAAGCTGGGCAAGAACCAGAAGTTGGTAAAATTGCCGTAGCATTTGTCACCATCAATCGTGTTAAAAGCGGTAGATTTGAAAATGACATTTGTGGCGTAGTCAAACAAAAAATTCAGAACATTTGCCAGTTTTCTTGGTGGTGTGAAGAACGGCCAAAGGCAATATCTACCAGTAAGGTCTTGACAAACACAAACAATTCGTTATATAATAGTATTCGTGAACTTGCAGTTTATGTATATGTAAATCACGAAAAGATGGAAGATCCATCTAAGGGTGCCCTATTTTACCATGCCGATTATGTTAATCCTCAATGGCGAAATATGGAAAGATTGACCGTCATTGGTCGGCACATTTTTTATAACAGGAAGGATTTAAAGTCAATATGATTACAGATAAAATAAACGATTTCAAAACAATCGTCATTTGTGTTTCAACATTAATATTAGCCACAATTATTTCAATTGCTTGGTTTAATATTCACGATAGAACACTAATGGCTGCAAACATGGATGAGGCCATTAAAAAAGGAATTGATCCAATTTCGGTTCGTTGCTCGTATGTTCAGAGCACGGATTTAATTTGTATTGCGTTTGCTGCTTCAGCGCAATCACACAATGTAGCACAACAAGCAGTTAAAAAATAATTAAGGAATTTATATTATGTCAAGATTTACTTTTATATGTGAAGATGAACCAATGCCATTTAGCGATGGCATTGTTTCAAAGAAAACGGTTGAATTCAATGGTGAATCCTTAGATGGTATTATTAACGAATTTGAGATGTTCTTAAAAGGATGTGGATTTAGTTTTAATGGACAATTAGATTTTGTTGATAATCATAGTGATAGTTTTGACTATGGTGAAGAACCACCTGAATGGCGAACCGAAGAATTTAAAACACCACAGTTTGATTTTTCGGAGATACAAAAAAATAATTGGCCATTTCCTAGACAAGTTGAGAGCTCAGACAAATAATGCCTACAAAAGACGAAATGGCAAAATTTGCTAGAGCAATTGATGGTCTAGTGGCAAATACAGATTACAATTACATTGAAGCTATTGTTGAATACTGTAAACAAACTGGATTAGAAATTGAAGTAGCTGCCACTTTGGTGAATGCTAATTTAAAATCTAAGTTGACGGCTGATGCAATGGATTTAAATTTACTGAAAGAAAAAGGATCACGATTACCAATATGATTGATGGTTATGAAGCGTTTAGTTTGTATCAATCGCTCAAATTACATTTCAACCAACAAACATATGATTTCTTTAAGTATAACGGCAAGACAAACACATCAAAATTGGTCTTTGAGAATCGCAAGGACAAATACCACTTTTATAAGTTAGCCCGTAAGGTAACACAAAAAGACGATTTGGTTTCTTTTCTGGTTGCTAATTTTGTAGAAAATGAAAATGTTTGGGTTGGTGATTTATTGACAGAAGATGCGGAAGTGAATTTTCGCAAGCATCAAAAGATTATCCAATCGTTGTCGTATATTTTTGAGAATGATTGTAAAGTTATTTTTGAAGATTGTAAAGATCCGAATGATGTAATACGAGTGGTTGATGGTGAATATCCTATACTGTTAAAGAAAGCTTTGCGTAAGGAGATTCATGTTGAAACTCTTTGCCTGTTAGCCCAAATACTAGGTTTCTTGCCTATGTGGAACAAAAAAATCACCGACACAATTCGTTGGCCAGAATACCAAAAGAAGCTAACGAAATATGCCCACTTTTTACCCAAAGATGTAGTAAAATATAAATTGATACTTAAAAAGATTATATAATGATTAAAACGATATACCTAGACATGGATGGTGTGATTGCTGACTTTGAAAAGAAGTTTACAGAATTATATGGATTCTTGTCATTGGCCAAAAGAGACCGAAAAACTTGGTCAAAAGATTGGGAAGATTTCATATTAAACCAAAAAGCTTTTGAGGAGTTAGAATGGTTTCCTGGTGGCAAAGAGTTGTTAGCATACATTCGCAAACATCCAAATATCCATGTAGAAATACTATCTTCATCTGGCGGCGAGAAGTTTCATGGTGAAGTAACTGTCCAAAAAATTAGATGGTTAAGAAAACATGGAATTAATTATAAAGCCAATGTTGTACCTGGTCGTAGGCATAAAAAAGATTGGGCAAATCCTAGCTCAATAATTATTGATGATACACCTGATGTCATTACGGCATGGAACAAAGCAGGTGGTGTAGGCATACTTCACAAAGATGTTAAAGAAACCATGAAAACGCTTGACACGCTACTAAATAAATGATATACTATGTTTATGTGAATAAGTCGTTTATACATCGCTAATATTAATACTCCGTTTATACGAAAGGAAATACTATGAGTAGTTTTGCAAACCTAAAGCGTGGCCGTTCTGACCTCGCTAAACTCACAAAAGCAATTGAAGCAACATCACAACCCGCTGAAGCTGGTTCTAAAGATGATACTCGTTTTTGGCAACCAGAAGTAGATAAAGCAGGCAATGGCATGGCAGTCATTCGTTTTCTACCAGCACCAGCGGCTGATGGTGACGATGCTCTTCCATGGGTTCGTGTTTTCTCACACGGCTTCCAAGGACCTGGTGGTTGGTTCATTGATAATTGCTTAACAACAATTAATGAAAAATGTCCAGTTTGTGAGCATAACAATACATTATGGAATTCTGGCATTGAAGCAAATAAAGATATTGCAAGAAAGCAAAAGCGTAAACTATCTTATGTTGCTAATATTTTGGTTATTTCTGACCCAAGTAATCCTGCTAACGAAGGCCAAGTAAAATTATTTAAATTCGGTAAGAAGATTTTTGATAAGATTACAGAAGCAATGAATCCTGAGTTTGCTGATGAAACACCAGTTAACCCATTTGATATGTGGGAAGGCGCTAACTTCAAATTAAAGATTCGTAATGTTGAAGGCTATCGTAATTATGATAAATCGGAGTTTGCTAGTAAGTCAGCAATCTTTGAAGGTGATGATGAGAAACTTGAACAACTTTGGAAATCAGAGTTTGGTTTAAAAGAGTTTTCTGAGAAGAAGCAATTTAAACCTTATGAGCAATTGAAATCTCGTCTGGATAAAGTTCTTGGTTTTGAAGGTACTGTAGCACCTAAAACTAAAGCAATTGACAATTTAGATACTCTGAAGGAAGAAGATGTTCCTTTTGATACCTCTAGTGTTGAAGATGAGGACTTAGATTACTTTAAGTCGCTCGCTGAAACGAAGTAAACAATCCCATGCAAGTGCTAGACCCCGCTTCGGCGGGGTTTTTTATGCGGCTCTGGCGGCCAACATGCCAGCAGTATTTTGAGGTTTGTTAACTGCAACCGTTTCGTTCTTTTGCACTTTTGTATTATTGGTTGTTGAAGCATTAATAATAACTGGTGT